TGTTTCTATATACATCATTCCAGAACCAGAATCTCCGTTTACATAAAACGCATGATATCCAGCATAATAATAAATATTGTTTGTGTTATTATAGTTACCACAACTTATATATGCATCAGCTCTATCTTTCCATGTATAATGCCCACCTGAAGCATTATAAATCCAACCGCCAGCAATAAAATCCGTTGCATATAAATTTCGATAACATTCAACACCATCAGAAACAGATTTTAAATAATAATCTCCGCCAATACCAAATTCAAACCATGTTGAGTAAATATTTGTGTCATTCGCTGTGCCTTGGATTGATAAGTGTCCATCAATAAACCATGCAGTATCTCCTGCATCGCCCATATTACCAGTTTGTATATTTCCATAAATAGTAGCATTTTCAGCCACGAAACTTCCGTCATACCCAACTCTAAAAGGAGCAGAATTACTATCTTCAGCGCCAGCCCAGAAAGCCTGATTTCCACCAATACCAGATGCATTACTTCCGCTATTTGTCATCAGATATGTTTCCGTAATATCATAGCGCCCAATCTTACCTTCCGTAGCTGTAATCTGTCCACTAAACGTACCAGTCGCACCTATCAAGTTTGCACCTGTTATTGTGCCTGTTGCAGTGATATCTTTAGCAAATATGCTATTAACGTCAATTTTGTCGGCTGTGATGGAACCAGTGTAAATCTTGCCGCCATCAATCCATGTAGTATTAGTTGTCCAATTTGACACCAAGCTAGCTTGTGGAAGATAGTCTTCTGGTGCTGGTGTCCAATCGGTTGCCTTGTTTCCTTTTTCAACTTTAAAAGCTTTATATTGGATTGAACCACTTTTAATATAATCAGTTCTAAGAGCACATGTCCAATAAGTATTTATATACATATTTGAACTCATCGTAAAACTATACAAGAACTCAAATTCTCCACTACCAGATATTGCTTTAAGTTCAGAAGGTGCAAAAAACCCATCATTCCATACCGTAATATTTCCAGGACCTTGTAACCAAATTCTTGCTGTTTGTCCAGACGCAGGAACTATATCAGTGTATTTGATATATAAATGCACTGTTACAACATCGCCAATAGCGATACCCTTACACGTTACTTGTCCTAAATCAAAACAAGTATTTTCTACTCCATTAAATGACGTAAAAGCTATAGAATAACTATTTGAAGTATTTAACGCTAAATTCCTACCACCAATACCCAAACAATCAACTTTACTCTGTGCTGTTTTCTCGATTTCATTTTTGGCATCTGTATTTAAACCACTAAAAGTAACCAATCCATTCATATTAATAGCAGATGCTACTAATGTGGCGGTCCGATCAGTTAACTCAAAATCAGTTGAATTTGTACCAGATTTAACCAACCAATTGAATTTATCAGCAGTTTGACTAGCTATTGTTTCCGCAGCTGTAATTTGCTGATCTACATCTTCTGGTGCAGGTGTCCAATCGGTTGCTTTGTTGCCTTTTTCTACTTTGAACCAATCTAAATAAACATTTCCGCCAGCTACACCTTGTGATAAAAACGAATAAGCTTCTATTTGGAACGCACCGCTTATCTTTGGTGTAAATTGCCAACTAATAACCGTATTTTCCTTAGATTTAGTGGACTTCTGTATTGAGTCTTTCCAATCATTTCTATAAAGATACACAACTAATGATCCATCACCATCAACAACTCTGCCGCAAAACGATATTGTATATGTTACACCTGCTTGTAAGTCAACGCTTAAATGTCTACTTACAACAGCATAAGAAGACCCTTGTTTTTGCGGTTTGGAATCTAATACTAAATTCCTGCCACCAATTTCTAAATTAGCAAGATTCGTTTCTGTACTAGAAACCCTTGTGGTCAAACCAGACAGACTTGTTTCAACTTTCGTGACTCTTTGCTGTGTTCCAGATAAATTTGATTTAACCTCAGATACAGTCTGCGTTGTTCCTGCTAAATTTGATTCAATCGTATTAGCTTTCGTTGTGACAGCTGCGATCGAATCATTTTGACTATTCAGAATTGTTGTATGTTCGCCGATTGTGGTTTTCATACTATCTACAGTATTTACAGTTGCGTTATATCTGCTTAGTAAAGCATCATAGTTTCCTTTGATCATTGTATCTTCGGAAATCAGACTTGATATCTGTCCCTGCATCGTACTGATACTTGTTGTGTGAGATGTTGTGATCTCTGTGATATTGTCGATCTGAGATTGTGTATCTTCAGGAGCTGGAGTCCAATCTGTAGGTTTTGTTCCACGCTCGAGTTTTGGACAAGCAAAGTAAACATATTTTCCAACAGAGGTTGCTTTCATTGGTTCAAAAGTGATTCTGACGCCTTGTTTATAAGTGTCAGTTGCTATTTTATCAAGAGTATCTTGTGTAATTTTAAAAGTAAATGAAAGTCTTTCCCATTTTCCAATAGTAAAATATTTTCCATCCCATTGATAAATAGTAGATATTCCTCCACCGCAACTTTTATTATCAGCGTAGTAGTTGTTCACAAACAAGATGCCGATAGGTTCATCCATTTTAACATCAATAGAATAAGTTAAAATATCGCCATCAACTAAATTATACCGTTCAATAATTTTTTTAAGATTAAATTGATAGCCATTCCATTCAGAGTTTACTCTTGATACTAGACAATTGTTTCTTGTTTCGGTTGTAGGTGTACATCCATGTGCATTCCACTCTCCACTGTCCTGTATTGCCGTAGCAGTTCCTGAGTTCCAAAGTAAATTCCTGCCACCAACATCTATATTATCCACAGTACTATCAGCATAGCTCTTAGCACTGCTCAACGCACTGTTTGCCTGTTCTAAGGCATACTTCTGCGCATCGGATAACTTACCATCCGCATATAGCTTAGCACTGCTCAGATTATCCGCTACTGTTGTTTCCATTTCATTAAATACAACCTCTAACGTCTGGTTCTTATCGTTCATAACGATTGTAGAAGATTTCAGTTTCGTCGTAGAACCATTCACTTCCTTGATCACACTGTTAATATCCAGTTTCGAACCAGAAATATTTGCATCATCCGCTACAATACCATCTCGAATAATCTTTCTCTGAATCGTATTCTCCGTAGCTCCAAGTGCATCCCAGATCAGATTTCCATTCTTATCCCAGACAGACATGCTGTAATCGTTTGAAGCATCTTTTCCGATCTGGACCCTGACACGGTTTGCATCAGATATCTGGATTGTATTGTCACTCCATTTTGACTTACCATCAGAACTATGTACCGTCAGATTTGTTGTATTAATGTCCATACCTGTGATCTTATCAAACGACAGATTCTCAATCATTGCATTTTTGATCATGCCGTTTTCAATCGTTGTATTCTTTGATGTCAATGTTAAGTTCTGAATGTTGTCAGATGTAAGATTGCCGTTTACTAACGTGTTGAGATTAGCATAACCGCTTTCCAATACGCAAACTCTGCCAACTGCTGCATTAAGGTCCGTGATCGTAGCTTTTGTTGCAACTAGTTTATCGATCTCTGCATCTTTTGTTTTCAACTTCGTGATCTCAGCATTGGTAGTATTTAAATTCGTAATCGTTGCATAGGTAAGTTTTGCATCTGTAGCTTTTAGGTAATCAGCCTCAATATTCGCAATTCTAGCATTCGTTGCATTTAGATTTGTCGCAGTTGCTTCTTTAAATGTTGCATGGTCAGATTCTAAGGTGTTAATTTTTGCATTTGACACCTGTAAGTCATCTGTGAATGTCTGTTTAAAATTTGCCACATCAGTTTTTAAAGTTTCGAACTCACCTGTTTTAAATTTCAAAACATCTCCAGACAGATTCTTGATTGTTGCATTTGTCGCTGTCAGATTATCCACCATGAGTTTTTTTACAAACGCTAATTCGTACTCAACTCGTTCTGCCATTTCGGTTATAGGACCTTTTGTGTCAGAATCATCTTCCTCGGCGGTATTCCCATAACTTGCAATTGTCTGCATCAATCCACCGTCATAACTTGTTATCAATGATATGATCGGTATTGTAAATTTCGTGCCATCATTTTTTACAGCAGTAACAATATCTCCGATATCAAGCCTCGTATCTCCGATAAATCTTAATGCTGCAGGCGTGAATACTAAGCCTTGGACAGTATTGTAAACACCGTCTAATATACTCTGTGTCATAACCGGATTTTGCATACTTATGCCGGTAGCTCCTGATCCAGATGAAAGTGTCTGATCTGAGTTATCACATATCAGTCTTTTGATACTGAAACTTTCTTCTGTTTCTTGCAGATCGTTATAAAATATATTGCTTGGAATCTCGTAATCAATACCCTGATACCATCGAAACTCGATCATTCCAGTTCTTCCACATATAGCAAATTTGCCGAATAATCCTGCGATAAATCCGATGGTTTCTTTGTATGTATATCCATCAAAAGGATTTACATATGTTGTGATCACTTCGCTTTCCTCGGTTTCTTCGTTGTAATCACCCTCCTCAATGATCGCTCTTTGATTGATCTGGATTCCTCGTTGTAATGTAGATGTATCAATCGCCACGCCTGTCATCGTGCTGATTTCAGCCAATACATCTACTGCATCAACTGGATATCCTAATTTGGAATAATATGCCCCATTGCATCTGCTTGCTAATCTGTCATATGCGGTAAACGTAACCTTGTTGCTTTCAATCTTGGGATTCTGGATCGTATATAACCCCATCGGAATATATTCCATCTCTCCATCGACTTCCACGCCGATCTCCAAGCTGACTTCTTTTCCAGACAATGCAATTCCTTTATTCTCAATCGTTGCCTGAACATAGCTCGCCACTGCACTCCCGATCGTTATTTCTTCCGCACCAGACGTTATTGTAAAATTCTTTACAGATTCTACTAATACTTTTTCGTTCTCCAGAAGCCTTGTATTAAATTTTCTGTTTGACCCTGCTATTGCATCGCCAAATTTTTTACTTGCCTGATACATATAGCATCACCTCCGGCTAGTCTTCGATCATAAACATCAGGTCTTCAATATCGGCTACAGATGGGATGTCATAGCGATCTGCATTTTCACATCGTTCAAGTTCTGCGAATGAAACTTTCATGATATCAATATCAGTATCCACTTCCTGCAGTTCTTTGATTTCTTCATTTACAATCTCTTTGCTTTCATCTGTCATTTCATACTGGTTTTCTTTCACGATCGGCTTATCGTCCTTATCTTTTTCTGCGTATCGTTCACAGATCTTAAGGCGGTTTTCATCATATTCTTCGATCGCTTTTCGGAATGCTTTCATATTTTTAGAAATTGCATATCCTAATTTTGCCGTGTAAACTTTGCTTGACTGTTTTACTAATCCTTCGTGGATTCTCATAATCTCTTTTAACTTCATTTCCATCTCTCCTATTTCTGCACGATCTGAACGCTCGCACTTTTATAATAATAAATACCATCTCCGATATACCCCAGATGTTCTTTTGTAAGAGTTCCGCGGTATACAGTGATGGTATGTGTTGTTCCCATGTCTCTAAATGTGATCGGAAAGAATCCTTTCACAAGATTATTTTTTATCTTCTTAACTTCGGACTCTGTGAGGACTCCCCACTTGATATCCAATGTCTTTTTCTCTGCAATTGCTTCTCCGATCATATCTCCTGATGATGATCGTTCGGTATTGGCACTCCAGATGATTTCGTCTGAAGTGCTTAGTTCAACCGGCTCTGGTAATGCAGTGTTTCCACATGTCAGTGTTGCCATCTTATTTCTCCTTAGATCAGGATCGGTCGTTTGCCGGCTCTGATATCTGCGTTGTTGTTGTCATTTACGGTTTTAGTTATTTTCTTCCCATCCAGGTAAACATCTGTATCAATAGATTTGACAGCATTGATCAGTTCCATGAGCAGGCGGATGATTTGATCATCTTTACTGCTGCCACCAGATAATTCTGCTGCTTTCTTTGCCATGGCGATCATCTTATCTTCTGGTGCTACGACCTCACCTTGATGGCGGTTATCTCCGATCATGGCTAGCTGTGGGGTGTTTTTCTTTACGTATCCACCTTGAGCAAGATGCTTAATTGGATTTTTGCCAAAAATCTTTGCTTTACTTAAAACTCCATTTAATTTATCAATGATATGTGTATTTACCCATCCTTTAACAGAATCAACCGCTGTTTTTACTCTTGCCGTCAATGTTACAGTTTTTGATTTTAAAGAGTTCCAACCTTTTCTTATCTTTGATATTGCACTTGTTGCTTTATTCTTTGCGTATGCTTTTAATGTTGCTGTTTTATCTTTAACTGTCTTAAAAGCATTTTTTATTGACGTTAGACCTTTTCCTGCCTTATTTTCAGCCTGCCCAATAAGAGTTACTGTTTTATCTTTTACAGAATCCCAAGCTCCCTTAAGTTTTGCAATTACACCAGATGCTTTTTCTTTCGCTTCCGCAATTAATTCAGCACCCCTGTCTTTGATAGATTCCCATCCAGATTTTAATTTATCAATTGCTCCTTCTGCCTTTTCCTTAGCAGTCGCAATTAATTCAGCACCTCTGTCCTTAATATTCTCCCAAGCATTATGCAATTTTTCTAATGTACCTTGAGCTTTTTCTTTTGCTTCAGCAACTAAAGTTGTCGCACGATCTTTGATGGATTCCCATCCTTCTTTCAGATTTGCGATCGCACCATCTGCCTTTTCTTTCGCTTCTGCTACCAATGATGCCGCTTTGTCTTTAACGGACTCCCAACCTTCTTTTAGGGTGTTCAGCGCACCTTTAACCTTTTCTTTGGCTTCAGCTTCCAGTTTAGCTTTCTTGTTCTTGATGCCTTCCCAAAGTTTTTTGATTGATTGGATTGGATGAATGTTCTTCTTCGCCCATTTCCATAGATTTTTAAATCCTGTAGCAATTCCAATCAAGAATTTTCCAAACTTGGTTTTCTTAATTTTTCCCCAGTTTTTATAAATCAAAATACCTGCAGCAGCTAAAGCTGTGATCGCTACAATTACTAATCCAATTGGACTTGTAAGAAACGCCATTGCTATTCCAAACGCTTTCGTAACAACTGTGGCAATTGAACATGCTGCGCTCCATGCTTTTGTAGCAATTGTCATTGCTGTCTGTGCTACTTTAGTCGCGATCATGATAGCTTTATTCTTGATCATCTGTGCTGCTTGTTTTACAAATTCTACTGTTGTTTTTGCAATTCCGACAGCTAAATTCTTAACATATGATGCACCCAACAGAATTGTCTGTTTAATATCGGCTGCTTTTGCTGTTACGGCAAGTTTGATCTTACCTGCAAGAGTAGCAAATGATTTTGCAAATGGAGCAACTGCATCTTTAGCATATAAAGCATTTAAGTATAATGTTTCTGCTTTATCTTTGATCTTCGCTACTGTTGCAAGCTTAACCATTTCAGCGAGTGCTTTGAATGCTTTTCCTGCACCGCCCATCTGACCGATAAGTGACAAAAATTCAATTCCTTTGACTGCTGCATTAAAACCAAGAAATGCTACCGTGATTGCCTGCACTTCGCCTTGATGTTTATTGATCCAGTTTGCTAATCCGTTCAATCCCTTAACCAGAAGATCTAAGAATCCGATGATCGCATCTCCGACAAAGTTAGCAAGCGGTTTGAATAAGTGATCCCATGCCCACTGCCATAGTGGCTGCAATGCTTTGCATACTGCTGTCAGTACATTTAGTGCTGCAGCTAATAATTCAATCAGTTTTGGAGCAAGTTTCTGCATCGTCCATTTTCCTAATGGTACCAACATGTTCTTCCAGATCCATTTGAAAGCACCTATTGCAACCTTACTAAATGCACTAAAAGCTACTCTTAGCTTATCAATTGCTTTTCTAAGATTATCATAGCCTTTTCCAAGTTTCGTAGCTTTTTCATCTTCTCCTGCAGGAAGAGAACCCATATCCACAGTACCGCCAGATGTTCCACTACCTGCAGAACCTGTACCAGAAGATGGTGTAGAACTCTTTGATCCGGATGATCCTTTTGTTTCAGTCAATTTATTGATCTGATCAAATCCCATCAATCCAGAAATCTTCTTTGCTGTTTTTTTTGCAGTGTCTCCGACTTTTTTTGTTGATTTGTTCAGGCTGTTAGAAGCTCCTGTTGCCTTGTTTAAGCTATCTGATACTTTTCCCGCACTTGCTGCAGTCTTATCAAGACTTGTAGATGCCCCAGTGCTCTTCTTGCCCATGATCATTGTAGTAAATGACTTGAATGCGTTTGCAAGAGTCATCAGCTTTCCAAGAACGGTATTGATCACTTTAACAATCGGTAAAAAGAGATTGATCAATCCTTGTCCGATCGATGCCTTTAAGGAATCAAATTGTAATGATAATATCCTGATCTGGTTCGCCCACTGATCAGAGGTCCTTGAGAAGTCCCCTGTCGCATTCTGCAACTGTTGCTGTACGAATGCATATCTTAAGGCTACTTTCTCCTGTTCCGTCATGGCACTGGTCGTTTTACCGAATCCATTTGCCAGTGCGTATTGATCAAGAGCTGTCTGTGTCATTACAATTCCTAAATCTTTCAACGTCTCCGTTTCTCCGGAGAACACGGATTTCAGTTTCGTGAAAGCTTCGTCCTGCGAAATGTTATAGAAAGAAGCAACATCTCCAGCAAGTCCAGTAAGAGCCGTGCTCATCTTGTACGATTCTTTTTCAGAAAATCCAAAAGCGTTCGCCATCGCTCCGAATGTTCCTGTAAACTTCTTTGCCATCGTTTCAGAAAGTCCAAATGTACTTACTGCATTTTGTGCAAATTCGTTTACTTTTTTGTTCATTGTTGGAAATACTACATCGACAACGTTCTGTACCTCTGTCAGATTTGATCCTAGCTCAATACAGTCTTTCGCAAAACTTGTTAATTCTTTTACAGCAAAAGCACCGGCAAGCATCTTTCCTGTTTTCTTTGCGAGATTCTGTATTCCACCTAACTGTTTATTAAATTGTTGCTGATTGATCACCAGATCTAAGCCAATCTGTCCTGCACTATCTGCTGCCATACTTATCACCTACCTTGCTTTTTCACAAAGTAGGCTGGCTTAGCTACTACAACGGTGCTTACCTATGCTCTTCCCTTTGCGGATCCATACTATATTTACCTGTTTGCATCGGGGACATTTAATTTCCCCTTTTACATATTCTGCGACCATCAATGTCTGTCCGCATTCCTTACATTTTATCTTTTCAATTTGTTATACCTCCTGCCATATCAATAAATGCCTGTTTCATCGTTTCTAAGAAATCATTCGTTTCTTTTTCTGTCTTTGTCTTAGCGGCTTTTCTTCTCCACTTGTTCCTGATCTCTTTTTGTTCCGGAGTAAACTCTTTGATCACTTCGTTGTCATCTTCTAATCGGATAGATACGATCCGTCCTAAGGATGTATCTGGCCCTATTCCACAAAGCAGAGCTTTGAACTCGTGCCATTGCATTTCCTTAAATTCTTTGGAATAGATTCTGATTCCATACTGCTCCGCAAATGATGATACGATCAGATCCCAATCTTTAAACAGATCATATCCAGGATCAACTACTCCCCCGATTCTTCTTCACCATCAGTTCCAGAAATTAATGAAATTGCTTCCTGAACAACTACGGTATAATCATCAAATTTCAGATGAAGCTTTGCTAAGTCTTTCTGTGCTTTATCTGTAAAGATCAGCTTGCAAAGTTTTGAGATCGTTCCTGGAGTCACATCGTCTTCTGCATCTCCTAACTCTCCCATGACTTCGATCATAGTTGTCGCATCTGCATTCACTTCATATTTCTTTCCGTTGATCACTAATGCCGGATTCTCTTCAAATTTCAGCTTATCTGTAATATCTACTACTTTTCCCATTTTATCTCCCTTTCAAAAAAGGAGAGGTTTCCCTCTCCTAAACTCCTGGTGTTACTGTTGGTTTACCGTTGCTCTGTACTTCAAATTCCAGAGGTGCAACTGCTGTAGAATCTCCTGCTCCTACATTTGTCACATTGATAACTGCACTTGCAAACTTGACAACTGTTTTGTCCGGGAACGTCCACTGAAAATCTTTTTCTACATTCCTTCCATTTTTCCATGCCAATCCTGCAACCGCATCATTTCCGGCATCTCCTACATTTCGTTTTGCTGTAACTGAGATCGTAACGGATTTTGCGGTCATTAATCTGCGTGTCCACCCTTCTGTATCAAAGGGATTCCATTCTTCTACGCCGTTATCAAAGGACACATCAAATGTTTCACAGTCTGCGATATCTTTCATAGCTGCTTCTGATCCAGATGCTGCAGTGTCGATCTGAAACTGATTCTCATAGCAAGGATATACTCCGCTTCTAGCTGTTTCGCTCATCGTCTACCTTCCTTTCGTAATAAATGTCAAACCAAATGACACGTTCATAGATTCCTTTATCATCCGTTCCAACATCTACTGGCTCAGGAACCTGCATGGATAAGAAATCTACTTTTGTATCTTTGATCATGAATTGTTTCTGTGTTTCTAATATTTCAAACAGTTCGGCTGCTGCCTGTTCTGTTTCTTTTGAATTGTTGTTCCAGTGGACTAAGACAGATATACTTTTCGTATCATATTTCTTATATCCACCTACTGCGTAACGTTTTGGAGCATAGGAACTTCGTTGATACACTCCAATGGATCTGTCTTTTTTGTTGTCTAACTTTCCTGCGTAATAATGATCAGCTTCATATACTGTTTTCAGCCAGTCTTTTACATCTGCTAACAAAATCATACGCCACTCTCCCTTCGGTACAGTTTCTTAAATGCTTTTTGCGCAAAATCTTCATACAATCCGCCTGGAAGCCAAGGATTAAACCATTCACCGCCTGCAAACGGATTTTCGTACGTCTGAAAATGATATTCTGGGTGGAAATACAGTCTCCTGGCATACCGTGTCGTAGATACAATCCTCGCACGTCCTATTTTGCTGTAAGTATAATCGGCAAATGTATTATCAATTAGATTTCCTGTATCAAACGGCATGACCTGAGCTTGTTTAACTTCATCATGTAAAGCCTCTGCTGTCTGCTCTAACGCTGTAATTTGTGCCTGTGAAAGTTCTCTTAGTCTTTGTGTATTAATCTTTATAATTGAATTACAGCGGATCATCACATCAACTCCAATCTGGTATAATTGACACTTCCATCTGGATTTCTAGCTTTCTCTCCAGAAACAATTGTTCGTTCTACTCCGAAGATAATAGCAGTGCCATTACTAATCACAGCTACATCTGGGGCGATATCTCCACAAAAAAGAGCAGACCCCGTAACCTGTACGATCTTCTGCTCATTTGTCATAACTCTTTTCGCTTTGTCCTGATAATTGCATTTGAAATCTGCATCGATCAGAGTGATCGGCTGCCCTTCCTCTCCAATCTCCTCACTATCAATTCGAATGTGAATATCCGTCTGACACATTGATTTTGGAATTAACTCTGGCCATTTCATCAGATCGCCCCCAATCTCCTGCAGCACAATCCTGTCTGCTCTAACATCGCGTAATTATCAGCTTTCATGATCACTCCATCCTGAACTGTCACATTCCATCCACCGGCATTGATTCCCATTGACACGCCATTGATCGAATAAGAACTTAAGACACTGTTGATCAGAGATTCGTTCTCTGCTTCAAAATCTGCCTGTTTGCAGACAACCAGACGAATCACATCTTTTTGAAACTCTGTCAGATTCTCAAATCCCCTTGCTACAATACGGTTAAATGTAAGTGTGTCAATGTGTCGGCTTGCGATATACAGCCTCTTTTCAAGATCATCTGTTGTGATCACACCGCTGATTTTTTCATAATACTCCTGCTCTGCATAAGAGACGAGTGCCATATGCACCACCTCCTACACTTCGGTATATTCCGTAGTGTCTACGTCAACGTAAACAGAATCAACCTTGTTATCTTTTCCATTCGGGAATACAAATACGTCAGATAATGTTCTGTTCTGATACAGATAACCATCACCTTCTGTGTGTGTTCCTGGATCAAAGTAATAGATGGATGAGATCTTAGGAACTGTCTTACATGTCTGTCCGCATGCGATCAGCACATTGATCTTATGTGATCCTGTTACGGATTTACCTGCGTCTTTCTTTACTGGTGCAAATCCGCCTTCTTCAACTTCCCAGTTAAACTTATCATAGAAGCGTTCATCATCGATAACTTCCATGAGCGTCACACCATCGATGTCAGTTACTCGTGTTTCGATTCCCATACCGCCTTCTGCAATCTGAGTCATCTCAATCTTACGAGTAAATTCTGTAGACAGTTCTAACAGATCCATGATCGCAGATGATACATACATGATCAGTGATCCATTCGCTTTGTATCTGCGAAGTTTTCCTGCTGCAAGGAATCCTTTTAACTTGCTGAATACATTTGCTTTTGTATAATCACTGGAAGCTGTTGAGCTGTGATATCCAGTCACTTTCTGCGCAGCCTGTGCTACTTTAGAGAAGAATAACGCATCTGTTTCTGGAACTACCTGAGTCTGTTCAAAGACTTTGGAAATATTCTGGATAGATGCTGTTGCGTTTGTCTCATCGACATCTGCTTTATCAACAAGGAATGATACATCTCTGTCGTGTTCCACTGTAAACGCAGTATCTGTCTGTGCATAAGTTCCTTTATTCCATCCGCCATTTCGACTATGGTTTTTGAATCCAGATACAGACATCTGTGTGAAGTGGAATGTTTTCGCATCCAACCACGTTACATTTGATGTTACGAATGGAGAAGTTAATGTTCCCTGCATTAAGATCTCCAGAAGTTCTGGCTCCCATACCTGTGCATAATTTAATGCCATTCTTTCTTACCTCCTAATTAAATCGGTTCCATCGTTTTGTTGGTACCGATTTCTGCTGTGGTGTATTGCCACCAGTCTCTCCGCCATGTTGCTGACCAACTCCGATCTGACGGAATCCTGTCTGCTGCTGTTCCTGTGGTTTTAACTGTGGCACATCTTCCAATACTTTGTTTAATGCTTCTTTTAATTTTTCGGAATCAATCTTTCCATCCTGTACGACCTGTGACACGTCTGCCAGTTTTAACACGTAAGGCATTGTTTTTAAGTCGATCCCAAGTTCTCCAGATAACTTATAAGCATCACGCTCGATCATAGCTTTCTGTGCCTCGTTCTGGATTGCTTCGATGTTTGGTTCATTTGCAGCTTTCTGCTGCTTAAATGCCTGCATTGCCTGTTCAGCTTCTTCCTGACTTAAGCCCTGCTGTTTAAAGTAGGCTTTTAATGCAGTGTTTTCTTTTGCTGCTAATGTTCCATCTAACATCTGCTGAATCTTATTGTAGTCAATCTGTGGCTGCGATGGATCAGTTGCCGGCGGAGTCTGATTTGCTTCTAGCTGTGGTGCAGGTTCTCCCTGTTCCCCTGTTGGTTCTGATCCTGGTTCCGCAAAAAACTGTAGATTCATGTTTAATTTCTTTTTCATTGTTGCTCCTTTCCATTTTGTGGGTGTCTCCCAATTATCCATTGTCTTCGGTGTCACCGCCCACGCACCTTTTATCCTCTTATCGTGTTTGGAGCATAAAAATAAGACGTCTTAACGGAACGTCTGCTACCGAGATTTATGGATCACCTCTTACTTTCTTGCCTTGGTACTTCTTTTTGGTTTTTCTTCTTCCACAGTTCCTTCCTGAGCTTCTGGTTCTTCTACTGGTTCAACGATTTCTTCCGCTACACCTGCTGCGATCAGTACCTGACCTCTTTCATCTGTAACATCGAACTCATCTCCAACACGTTTTTCAAAACCAAGTTTTCTGTCGTGATAATTGTAAGTTACTCTTACTTTCATTGCTGGTCCTCCTTTCCTTAAAAATGGGTATAAAAATACCACCAACCATTTCTGATCAGTGGTATTATCTATATCTTTTACTTCTTATCTTCATATTCTCTCACAATCTTCTTCATATACTCTCTGTATTCTTCTATCCCGTTGAAGCATTCCCAATGATACGGAATCCATTCACCAGTTATTTCATAACATCTCCTTTTTAAATACTGAATTTCTTCATCTTCTTTTAATGCCTGAATCAATTTTTTCATTCAACCAGCTCCTTATATGCCTTGAATATTCCATCTAATATTTTTTCTTTTTCATCCAATTCAAGTACATCTATGCTGCTTAAATTCGCAAATATTTCCATCGCCTGTACTTTAGGATTCGATTTCCAATAACTCTTTTTATGCCCTACTGGAACTATAATCTCACCTTCACTCAATGCGCTGATAATATCTGAAATTGCAAAGCTGTACTCATACTTCCCATTTTCTTGAAACCATTCTTGAACTTCATCTCTTTTATCATATACTTTTTGTCTACATTTTTCAATTTCTTGAAGAAATCTTTCATCTTTCCAACTATTGTATTGTAGAAAATCCATTCTATGTGTTATTTCATGCGAAAATACATAGTCCATATCGTACAATTCAATATTAGGTGCTTTAGAATTGTATTTTATAATATCTTCATTAGGCAAATATGCAAAAGGCACTTTAAGTTCTTGGTCTTCTACAAATTCTACTGTATCCACAAAAAATGACATATTAGCCTTGTGTCTTGAATTATCTATGTTATTTTTTATCTTTTCTTTGAATACTTCGAGAGAATCCTTTATATTAAATCCTTCTGCTTTCTTTTGAAACTCTTCTTTCCATTCTCCAAGTTTTATTTCATACTTTTCTTTATTTTCTCTATCTAATGAATAATTTGCCAGTCTTCTAAATTTCTCTTTCTGTCTTTTGGCATATTGTTGCTTCTGATCATCCTTATAATCATCTTCAACCTGTTTGATCTCTTTCTTCGAAAACTTATCATCTGGTGGCGTGCTGATCCCTGGAAAGTATGTTGTATGCCCATCCTTGCAATTCGGATGATATAATCCTGCTGCCATGGCAGAACTCATCAGTGGATAATTTCCATCCTTACTACTTCCACCACTCCACACATCGTCGATCAGAATCTTTCCAACAAACGGCAGGCACTTTGGGCACGGATTTCCTCGCTTATTCATGATTACAAGATGGCAACCCCATTCTTTACGCTTTTCTCCTTCTCCAGTAAGATAAGCTCTCTTACTTGCTGTTCGGATTGCCATACCTGCGTATTCTTCTATTCGATGCATTGAGCCATTCTTGTACTGGATACATTGGATGCCTGCAGCAAGAAAATCTTTTGTTGCCATGTCTACGGCTTTCTCATAGGTACCAACTCCACTGTTTGCATATACCTGTGCATTGAAGATGGTCTTTCGATACTGATCATTCGCACGTCTTAGCATTGCTGTCTCTGCATTATCCATATCAGAAACCGTTGCATCGATTAGTGCATTCATCTTACGATCGTTGATCTGAAAAAAGGAAGCATCAATATCTCCCTGTCCTCTACTGGATCCTTTTCCGATAGATTCCAAGATCTGCGCTTCCTGGTCTAAATATCCATGTTTTCGTGATTCACTGATCAGTGCAGGAATGCTTGAATTGATCTCTCCAAATTGGTCCTTATATTTCTCTTTGTTTCGCTTCTTGTATTCTTCCAAGGCTTTCAATTGTTCTGCTTGCCACATGCCCCATTCAAAACCTTCTTTGGTTTCTTCTGCCCTGTGACGGTCCATGTTTCGGATCATGGATGCAATTAATTCATTTTCTATTCTTTTCAGTGCTTCTTGAATATCGTACTCATTCATCGTTCACCCGTGTTGTAATACACTTTATACCCACGTTTATTAAATTCTCGTTTCATCTCCTTGAGCTTTGACATGCTGCTGCACCTGTCCTTTCTCATCTCGATGATTCCGTTTTTCTCAATCGCATAAATACCAAACGGAACGTGATCACTCATCTGTCTTAGGAACTTTTTCGTCTCCTGTCGGCTCATTCTGTATGAGTGGTTCATTATTGTTACTACCATCTGTTGTTACTCCTATCTGAAAATCTCCTGCTGCCGTATTGACCGCCGGATCTTCTACTTCCATGATTCCTTGTTCTGCTTTCAGTCTTGCAACCTCTTGTTTCTTCCATTCATCATCTCTGGAATCTCCATACAACTCATCCACACATGCTTCAACACTCATGACTCCCTGTGATCTTCCTTTTCCAACAGTTTCAACTTGGCTCTCAAAAGATGGATTGGCATATTCTCCAAACGTTACATCTACCTCGACATCATCATTACTGCTCTGTCCATTTAGTTCACGGTATGCTTTGATACTTACCTTGATCAGACTTTGCAAGTCTTCCTGCAATGCACCTACGATCGCATTTCTGCTATAAAGTGTAGCTTTCTCTTTTTCTCTCTGTGCATCTGCGTTATCCAGTTTCTTTACGTCAATCCCTAACGTTGACGGACTGATCAGACCTTGCAAACATAAATCCAGTGCTGTTATGTATGCTGATAGATAGCTTTCATGTGGAATCTCTGGTTGCTGCAATACAATCTCACTCTTTGCACCTTCGTACATGTTGGAATCTGTTTTGATGTATCGATTATCAAACGGATTCACTGGTAATGTCGCTCCTGTTTCTGGATTTCTTGGAATGAAACATTCTGGAATATACTCTTTACTTCGTCCGGATCGCACTGCATCCATCCATTGACTGAACGCTTCATCGAACGCATCGAACGCATCAATTTTACGATCAAAGATACTCTGCCCTCTACTATCCCATTTTCCAGATTCGAAGAACATAAGCGGTACAGCGAGCATATATTCGCCACGTTGCTTGACTTCTCCATCTTTACCTTCCTGGTATGTTGAGAATGCCAAGTTCTGCAAGTTTCTTGTTTCATCCAGTGCATCAAGCGGCACTTCCTTATCATCGCGGGTCAATTTATATTTGATATACCCATAGCCGTAATACTCATGCAGGATATATTCTCTTCTTTTGTAGTCATAAACCGTTTTGAACTCAATCTCTGTGATCCTGCCACGATTATTTTTGACCTCAAGTCGTTCTCCAGGATAGTACTCGATGATCGGATATTGTGAAAGACTTGTATCAAATGTGACCTTAAAAGCTCCATCTCCGATGTACAGAGTTTCTTTCGTTGCTTTCTCCAGTCGCTTCTTGATCTTGTTCTCTTTCGCGATCTCATCCCAAATATCCTGATCCTGCTTCTTTTTAAAATCAAAATCGTTTAGACTGGCAAGAGTCACACTTGTGAGCATGTCCACGATCAGCGATGGAAGTCCTGTATGAATCTTATTGATCTCCATCCCTGGACTGCACTTCGCCGCCCAGAAACTCTGCCGGCTTGTATTGATAACAAGCTGTCGGTACAGCTGTTCCAGTTCGTTGCTGTCCCCTCTGTACCAGATACGGTTTTTAATTGCATTTGCTTCGTAGTCCAATGTTTCAGTTATGTTGATTCTTGAGGGATTCGCAGGCTGTACATTTAACCAACTTCGAATCCCTCCTTTTACTTTTTCCATGATATTATCCACCCATTTCATCTTTATCTCCTATTTGCATCTTATATGGCAGCCATGCGTACTGACTGGCATTGATCGTATGATCGTTTCTGTCCTCTGGTTCATTGTTCTTGTCTTCTTTCCAGCTGTATCGTTCAAGTTCTGATATATGGCTAACACAATGATCAAGAACTAAATAGGCATCCTGTTGTAGCCATGAGATCTGCAGCATGATCCTGTCTATGATCGTTGTTTTCTTGTATGCCGGAATAAAATTATGTGCACTGCCATGCAGACGTTTGTGTTTATTTAACTCTGTGATCGTTGCCTGGTCGGCAGAATCTATGAATACATCTCTTGCGAATCCCCATTCTTTACGGTTTGTTTCCAGGAAGTCTACAAAGTTTCGCACCGTATCTGATGGTGCCAGTGGGATTGTCAGATCTGCATTGCTGTAAATCTTCTCATCTACTGTGATCACTCTGCGATCTTCTGTGATGATCTGGTAAATCATAGCAATCGTATCTTCAGACTCAGAAGAGTAAGAAGTATCCAGACCTGCAGTGATGGTTTTTATCTTTATCTTTCCATCTTTTAGCTGTTGCTTTAACCATGCCTTTGTTTTGACGTGTCGTTTCCGGTCAAAATTCGAAAAGACAAGACCTGTTGCTTTTCCTCTTAGCCCTTCAATCTTGTTCTTCCAGATCTTCGTTCCTTTTGGAGTATTTGCAATGATCTTGTCTAGTTTTTCTTTTGGTAATCCCAAATTATGGGCAAAAGAAAAGAACCAATGTACCCAGTTAGGTTTCGGTTCTTCTTTTAACTCATCTTTTATTTCTTTTGGTGTTTCCTGTTCCCATTCTGGTAGTGGTCTGGAACAATTTATATATTCTTTGTAGATCGGCAGCGCCGGATCATCAGGGTTTAGCGTTGCCATCAGGTAATCACAACGCATTGCAGACTCTCGCACAAAGTCAATATCTGCTGTATTGATCTCATCAATATACAGGCAACCATACTGACCACCTAAGGCTTTTTGCCACTTCTGTTTATCTCCATATCCAAGTACATAAATAACCTTATCTCCCTGGCTTGTGTGATACAGCAGATGCGGAATCTTATCATCTTTCGTTCCGTTTCCGTGGTACTCGACTAACTGCCCAAAATCATCAATGATACCTAAATCTTTGTTGATGATATTCTTTTCTGCGGTACCAGTATCTTTCGCTGCAAGGATATGCAGTTTCTTTGGAGATTCTGCTACCTTAAGCATGAACTTGAAAAGACCTACTGTTGTCTTCCCTGCTGCCGTTGTGCCTTCCAGGAACTCTACTGGTGCATCACATCGAATGAATGCTTTGTATTTTTCGGATAATAATAATCGTTCATCGCTCATTATCCACCTCGCATCTGATTGATCAGATCATCGAGTTTGGATTTTTCTTCATCAAGTCCTGATACTTCCAGATGATCTTTAAACATTCCAAGATGTCTACCTAATAATTCTAATGCCTTTACTCGATCATAAGATTCCACCGATATTCCGTATTTCCCATGTTTGATTGATGCAATAGCCGATTTTTTGTCTTCCGAAAGCTCATTTGTCGGAATTAATTCCACTTCTGCTCCTTCTGGCCCTAAAACCACTTTTGCAAAATCTGCACCATTTACACTTGCTATCTTTCTCAGTTCTTGCAATACCCAATCCTGTGTAATCTCCGTTCTCTCACTTCGTTCTTGCATTCGCTTATTAATGTATTCTGCCACATCCGCATCTTTCAATAATCTACTTGCAGCGGCAGCAGCTACATCACTATTCTTTACTCGTTTATATGCTGATTGGTAAGCTCTGCTGGCATTTAGATCAATCAGATACTCATCAGCAAACAATTTTCTTTTTTCTGTTAATGCCATCAGGCTCGCTCCTTTCGTTGATCTTGATATTTCTATTTACTACTCTTTACAGTAAACGGCACAATAGATTCTGGAATATAATTCACTTCATATTTGTACTTATTAACTTTTGCTCCGCCAAGATCTTCGATCACATACATACTGTCTTGATTCATGCCGATGATATGTTTCTTATATGTCCCATCTTCTGTCTCTACAATAAGTTTTACTTTCTTACTGCTGTCTGTTTCTAACGAAAATGCTCCAACTAGTTCAAATTCTACTTTATCTGTTCTTGTATTGATCACTGCAAATCTGCGCAATACATTAAAATTATCTGCTTCCTGTGATACATTGCTAGATACCTTATCTGCTTCTGTGCATGCAGTTAATGTTCCGCCAATAATCGCCAATCCTAACAATGCTACTAGAAATTTCTTTTTCATGTTAATATCTCCTTATTCTGCAAACATCCAATCTTCTGCCAATACATCTGTCTGCGATGCTAACCACGGAACCAAAGTATCATCTGCTGCCTTCATAACAATAAATTCTTGCAAATCATTGATGTCTTTTCCTGTGTACTGCTTGTACATCTGGCAGCCTACTTTTGGAGATTTGAATAGATACATTCCTTTTCCATTCCATCCTTTTCTTGTAACTCTTAATCCACGTTTCATGTACTTGATAGCATCTCCAAAGCTAAATGTAGCTACTCCACCAAGTACAGGACAGTTCTCTGGATTTGCCACAATCCATTCATTGGATAAGATGTTAGACAGTGTATACTCAACTCTCTGTGTCTCTCTAATATCAAGTAAATCTCCCTGTCCTTTGTCAGTGTCTTTCGGTCTGCACTGCATCATAACCGTTTCTTTCTCTGCATCCCAGTACCAGTATCCGCCCCAGGATAGGAGCTTTACCTTGTGTCCTTTTTTCATTAATTCAAATGCATCTTTAAAATTCATATCTCTTTCCTTTCTAAATTTAGACATAAAAAGACTCGGGGTCCGAAGATCACCCGAGTTCATTCAACTTACAAGAGGAGTTTCCATATGAAGTATCGCTTCATCTAATCGCTCTAGCCTATATATTAAACCATTTTTCACGAACGTGACCGAACATTTTCTAATTTTCTTGAAAAAATCTTGTATTTCTCATTCTACAGCTGTCTTCTGTATACGCTACTCGTCTTTTAGGGTGTAACTGATTCATCTTATGTGCCACCTGTAGCCACGTCATGCCGTCAATGTAATAGAACCTAAACATCATCCTAAGTTCACTCTTCTCAATGCTGTTTATGTACTCTTCTGCCTGATTCATAAGCTCCAGAAGTTCATTTTCCTTTTCGAGCAACATTGCTTTTCGCTTATTAAGCAATAATCTCTTTCGGCTAAGTTCTGGTACCGGCATACCTTCCACTACAAAATGCTGTATTCCACCCATACCGCCGCTTACTGTGTCTTTTACGGTTCCTTCTTCCTCAATCTTGCTGATCTGCTTTTCTGTTTGCAGGATTCTTTTTCTTATATCTTTTACTTCTTCAATCATGTCTGTGTATTGGATCAGTACGTTCTTGTCCACGTTCTCCCCTCCTGTTACAATTTATTATCTGCTGCCTTATCCGATCTGTCATCTCCTGGTACTCCTGTTTGTATTGCACCTGATCGGCACAAATGCCCATGCAGATTATCTCTGCACAGGCTTTGCATGGATCAATCATATCTGCCTACCGCTCTTTCTTTTCATCTGGCGGTTTCTTATGATCGCTTTTCTTGCATTTGAGTAATAAGGCCGTGATTCTTTCTCTCTTCTTAATTCCTGTTCCTTTGCCTTCCAGGAAAGATACTTCTCACATCCTGTCTGACAAGCAACTCTCTTTGATCCGTGTGATCTATCTTTACAATTTAGGCACGGACAATCTCTATATGCCATTATGTATCACTCCTTATAATTTGTTCAGTGGGCATCTATCGCATATATCGCATATATCTTTACATTCCTGATTAAAATTCGGAATCATTTTGGTATATATGCAATAATCATCACACATCTCTTGCTTTACTTCTTCCAAGATGCCTGTTACTGTCTTCACTCTCTTATAATCCTCTTTCACGACACCTGTAAGATTTTCAGTGACAGTTTTAGTTTTTTCTTTCGCATCATCTCCTACTTTAGTTTCATGCCCGACCATCACATCATAAAATCTATCAATCTTTTTATTACACATATCCTCAAACCCACAAACTGATGCAAGATCATCAAGTTCGCATTGATCACAGCTATCATGCATATTGCAAAAATTGTATAATTCGTCTATCTTTTCTTCTCTTGTCATAAATTATCCCTCTCTTTCGCTGCAGCACAGAGTGACATCACTGCCACACCTGCAACTGCTCCGATAAATAATCCTGCAATAAACTCAACCATTATTCTTCTACCTCTACACCGAAAATGTATTTTAAAATTCTTTCTCGCCCAACTGCTTCAATTGCGTCACGAGCAATAGGAGCTGATGTAAAACATGTAGCTGATTCGTCTTGAAATATTCTTAAATCTGTTTGTCCAATATCTTTTGTATCATGTTTAAGTGTCAATCCAAAATGACTGTTTTTTAAATCCCACGCTTCCTTTTCGGGATCATTGTGCTCTAATGCGTATCTTTTCAGTTCTGCTTTTACCTTTGCTCTTTCTAATGCAAAGCACACTTCCTCTCTCGTTTTATATACATTCCCAATTTCGAATCGTTTATGATCGATATAGGAATCGCCCCAAATATCTGTATCTGCAGTGGCAAAATCGTTTATGAAATAATATTCTTCGTTGTTTTCTGGCTTCCACACGCGACTTTCCTTGCTCGGTTCTTCACTCGCTTTACCTAACAGCTTTGTAAACTGTTTTCTTTCTTCTTCGGTTAAATTATCTAAATGTATTGTAATTTGTTCATTCATATTCTCTTCTCCTTAACTTTCTTTAACAATTGCTGATCTTGATGACTCTCTGCCCTCTGTCATATTGATTAAGTATTTTTTCCAACACTTCCACTGCTTCTGCTCTTGTTGCACATTTTTTAATAGTATATAGATGGTCCAACGTTTCGCATATTACTTCATGTTCGTCAAATACTTTTTCAACATATAACCTCGTGGCCTGTTGTGTATTTACAACAACTGTCTCATTAATCTTTATTAACACTTAAATCCTCGCTTTCTTCTTTTAACAAAAATGAAATTCCAACTGCTCCGGCTCTGGTTCCCATTTATCTTCCCATCTCACTCCGATGTAATCTAAGACACGTCCCCATCCGAATCTTTCTCCTGTTTCTTGATCTACACAACATCGATACATCCAGAACTCCCATTCTTTTTCATTACGTTCTCTTAACATGTCAAACCGATGTGGTCTTTTCTCGAGATGAACTCCGAATCCACACATCGAGCATCCTGTTCTTTGTGCTTTTGTCGTATACAGCGTTCCATCTGCTTTCCTTGCGATTTCTCCATAAATTTCTGGCACTGGCACATCAAGATCTAATGCAAGCTGTAGCAGGTCCTGTCGTAAAAATGGTGCAAATGGTGCTGATCGGATTACCGATTTCCCAAAGTAATTACATCCATGCTCTACTAATGCTTCTTCTCTCTGTCCACCTTCACTTGCCATGAGTCCCAGGAACGGCGCACTGTTGTTTTCTTTTGCGTATATCTCACACGGCTTTTCTTTCATGTATAAACAGCACTTATTACTTACCTTGAATGGTGCGATCTGATAATTCACACCCTCATTCTTGTTTTCGTATCCTGCAAACAGCTGCAACCATCTCTTTGGTAGTCTCATTCGGCTATTCTTTGCAAAATGTCCTTGTGCTCCACATTCTCCGGTTATAATCGCATGCCTGACTGTCTTATTGCGATCTGTTGGATTCTGTAGCGTGTCAATTCGTCCTGCAATCTTCTTACTTATTACTGGAAAGCCAAACTCCTGTAAGATTTCTGTCTTTGGCTTTCCTGGTCGAACTGAAATCACTCCAAGTTGCTTGTGCACTTTGATGATGCTTTTATCTTCCAGGGATGACACTGACACTGCGGGTACATCGATCCCCCTACTTCTTAAAAACATCAAAAGCACGATACTATCCAAACCGCCTACACTTACATGTGCATTCATTCCTCTGCGATCAAGTTCCTGTATAAACTCTCTTGCTCTAAACTCCGCCCTTCTTACTTTTACGTCATATGGCAGATTCTGTTGTGCTGTGAAGATAGCTTTTTGTCTTTTCTTTTGCTCTTTCCAGTCGTCACTCATGACTTTTCTCCTTCTCACACCAGACACACCCTTTGTCACACTTGATCCGAACTCTTAGCTTCTGCTGCTTGTCCGGACACAGCTTCATGTCCTTAATTGGCTTGCCTGTGATCTCACAGATGTAACCTTCAAATTCTTTCTTATTTACCATACTGCCACCGCCTCATGTAAATGTTCTCTTAATACGTCTGCTGCTTCGTGCTGATTCTCATGCTTCAATAACTTGATCACATTCGGTAACACTCTTCGCCCTTTATCGATCACTTCCTGGTTTGATGCAATCATTTCTGCATTCATGTCGATGTTATAACGTTTCTTTAAATCAATTGCCATGTCTTCAAATGTTACAAAATGTTCTGCGTACTGATCCAGAGATACCAGGCACATGGATTTATGATCATATGCTTCTTTGAATCTTCGAAGTCTCTTTTCTCCAAAGCCTTCGCTATCTGCCAGTGCTGATAATGCTGTTGTCATGATGTTCCCATAGAGTGTTGTTGCCAGGATTTCAAAAGCTTTATCTAATCTGTCGTTGTCGATCAGAAGTCCAACTCTCAATGCTCCTCGCATCTGAAGCTCTTTTCTTAATCCATCAATTCCCTTTTTTTCTGCAATGCCTAACGCATATGCCATTCCTGCCATTCTTGCTTCCTGCTCTTTATCTAATTTTCCCATCGTTATTTCCTCTTACTCGTATGATCACAGACAACTTAATTCTTTACCTGAAACAATGAATTATCCCAATCACTGTCCTATTACTTTTTGCCTGATTGTATAATTCATTGCGATTCCTTGTTTGTGGTTTGCAAAATGATAATTGTAATACTGAATCTAGATCATGAAAATAAACAGAAACTTGAAAAAATATGTTTACATCGTATGATTTGTTAATAGTTACTTGAGAAATCTTAATCAGGTAAAGAATTAAGTTGTCTGTGATGGTACTCCTTTCTACTTTACATTACTGCCAATAACTTATTAATAAAGTACTGCTGCCCTTTACCAGGAACCATCGTTGTTCTTGTTATTCTTATGCTCTCGTCTGGATTTGTGATCGTTCTTTCCTTGATTTCAAACAACCCTGCTTCCATGGATTTCTGCGTTGGCATATTTTTGCTTGATCTACCTTTGATCAGGTATCCATTATTTCTCAGGTATGCGAACAATCTATTCTGACCTGTGTGCACTCCGTTTTGCCGAAGAATCTTAGCTAACTCTCCAATCAAGATAGATGTATCGCTCGTGGACACAGCATCGGCAAACGCTTCCTTTGGTTTCATTCTCTTGTTATCTTCTAACAATGCAGCATTATTACTCTGTAGATCATTTATTGTCTTTTGAGCTTCTAATACTGCTAACGCTAGCAATTCCTTTCCTTGTGGGATATGATCTGCGATGATTTGCTCCATCGTGTGAAATCTATCAATATACTTTGCTGTAAACTCTGTCCCTTTTACACCTGTAAGCTTGTGAGCAATAAATTCGCATCCTTTCTTTGTGATCTGGTAACATGGTCGAGTTCGATTGTTATTATCTACATATGTTGATTCATTGAAAAATTCGTCGTGTCCAAGATTGGACTGTGCTAATTGATCAATGTATTCTCTTATGTCTCTCATCAGTTTGTTATGTGCTTTACCTACCATCTCAGCAACTTCAACACTACTGATTGTCTGTTCAATCCTATCCATACACTATGTCATCTCCTAACTGTTTCTTTAATAACTGTCTTTCCAGATTCTCATAATCACAATCTTTGACTTCTCGCTGTGTAAAATTGTGTATAGTTTCTTCTTTCTTTGGTTTCGGTGTTGATTTCTTCCGTTTCTTTGATGTAGGGAAGAAACTCTTATATCCTCCACCAAATGCTTTTCTTACAATGCCCAACTTATCAGAATCATTCTCAGCCAGAGAATCTAGTTCTTCTTTCAAGGCATCGATCTGTTCTACAGATAATGTTGGTCCAGTATGATTCCTCATATCAAGATAAAGACAGAACTCTCTGTTCAGATCTGGATTGCTATAATAATATTTACTTTCCTTTACTTTACTTTCCTTTATGGATTCTTCTCGGGAATTATCATTATTTTTCTTGGAATTATCCGTATTATTCTCAGAATTATCTTCAAAATGGGTAACTTTAATAAAAGGTTCTGTTTCTTCTTCATTTAAAAGCCAGAACCTGTCGACTTTTATTGGATTCTTCTTAGCTCTTGTTTTTACTGCTAACTGGAATCTCTTCTGTATTCCGGCAGAAGTCAGGACAGCGTCCGACTGGAAAAGCTGTTTATCAAACATCGACCGTTCCAATAAGAATGTCAAGACTTGCTTCACCTTATCACTATTCATGTTCAGATCATCTGACACGATATAGTAAAAATCATCATCTACAATGATGTAATATCCATTTCTATATATTTCACAAAGAAGATAAATGAAAATTGTGATCCCGTCTGCTCCATATCTGGATTTCAAGATCTTTATCTTCCTGTCCGAAAAGAAATCGCAATCCAAAGAAAAATAATCGATGCCTTGTTTTTTCTGTCTGGCCAAAACGATTCTCCTTTTCCTATTTGATTTCTTCTATCTCTACTTCAACTCGTGGGTCCTCTGCATAATGCTTTTCCATATGCAGCGTTACAACCTGCGTATCATCCCTGTATGCTAGTTTATTCAAAGCATCAAGAATACTTTTTGCAATGTTATCAATGTCTGGTTTCTTCGTTGGAAACATAAGATCTTCCAACATCTGTTGTTTCTTTTTCCTGCTTGTACTCTTAACGATCGGATAATAAGCTATGATCGTTACTTTTAAGGGCTGTCCGTCATTAAAAATGATGTTGTTTGATTCCTGCCTGTAACAGCACTTAATCAGATTCTCATACAACATAGTACCTTCTGGCGTATATGAGAAAGTTCCACCACCTTTACTACGGACAGTTCTTGCCCTGGCTTTTCCTTTCGGTGCACCAGGGACTGTAAATCTAACTGTCTCCATAACTGTTACCCGATGATCGTGATCACTTTTAACAGTTCTTTCGGTAAATTCTCTGTTAAATATTTCTTGATAGCATCTACAGCTTCATACTTCCAGAGACCCCCATCAGCTTCTACTAACTTAAACATTGGCTGTCCATCGGAACCTTCTCTGATTCGAAAGATAAACTTGCTTTCTGGCTGTTCTACTTCCAGGAAGGTACGATATGGGCGAAGTGTTACTGGATTTGGTACGATCACATCTTCTTTTCCTGCAATACCTTTTGTGATCGTAGCTTTCTGGCTGACTCCATCATCTCCATAGTTGGCCACTGTTTTATTTTCTACGTTTCCGGCAACTGAAAGAATCAGTTCTGTTTCATCACCCTGTTTAAAGGCAGTCTGCATATTAATTACAAACGCTTCCTGATCATAGTAGTGATCGAAATCAAAACCATTTGGATTTGTATCTACGCGGAATAATTCTTCTCGATTTCTTTCCTGTGTAAGACCAGATAGTAATCTTACTCTTGTTGGAGATTCTACGTGAATGATCATAGATTCTCTTAACTCTTCACTCTTTCCACTGATATAATCGATCAGAGAATTAAGACTTGTAGCTGTCAATGGTTCTGCAAACTCTTCTCTGTCATATCGTGACATAGATTTATCGCAATAAGTCTTTCCTGCGATTTTTACAACGTGTGGCTCTCTTGCACTGTCTGTCAATTCTTCGATCTTTTCGATTGCTTCTCTTAAAAATGTATTATCCATTGTTATGTATCCTCCTATGCCTGTTTTGCTTTTCTTAAATTAATGACTTTGCTGCTTGGTTCGTAGATCTCTCCAGTATCCGGATCAAAAGCTTTCGGTGTTTCATCTTCTTCCTGGTCGATCACATCATCAACATTCATCTGACCAGGAATCTGGTTAAAGATTTCAACCGCTTCAACCTCTCCGGTGCGAAGATCTCTGCCCATACTCAGTGCTGTTGTAGCTCCAAGTTCTGGTGCAAGACTTAACTTTGTTTCTACCGTAGTTGCCACAAAGTTTCTTTCATCGTTTGGCCGGAAACTGATTGATACATTGATCTTTCTGACCTTCTGCGCATCAGTGTTCGGATCCTGAACATTTTCAGTGATCTTTTCTAATGCCTTATTAAGCTGTACTGAAAGTTTCCCTCCTGCAAACTGTTCTAAGTTAATATGTTTCATCGTGTTGCTCCTTTCTTTTATTTAAAGAACTGCTGTGGTTCTTCTTTTGTTGTTTCTTCCTGTAGTTCCTGTTTTTCTGGTTCAGGTGTTTCCTCTGCCGTTTCCTGCAGATCCTGATCTGCTACAATATTTTCTTCTGAAACTGTATCTACATAATCTTTTGTTCCATCTTCAT